TTTAAAATGGAGCGGGAGATGAGATTCGAACTCACGACAATCTGCTTGGCAAGCAGAGGCTCTACCACTGAGCTACTCCCGCTTATATATCTATCTATTTATTTACAACAAACAACACAACAAAAACAATTAGATAGATATATAAAATCTATTTGTGACCGAGACCAAAGAGCTTTGCAAAGAAGCCTTTAGCAGGTACTTCAACAAACCTCTCAACCACCTTAGTGATGATTTTAGGTTCTGGTTCTGTAAACTCTACTGGATATACATCCTCAGGATTCTTTTCTGCGCGCTTGGCAGCCTTCTCCATATCAGCAGTTGTGAAAAGATATCCACCATCATTCTCACCAAATACCTGAAAGTATTGCTTAGAGGCATTTGTGCGTGCCTTTTTATTTTTAACAAGCTTGATATATGCTCGTTGTAGTTTTGTGCTAGCCATAATATTATTTAGTTATGTGTTAGTAATTATCAACCCCATGTAGTGCCACCAAACCAGTTACCTTTAGTCTTTGTTGACGGTTTAACTGGAGCAGCTTGATCTTTTGATCCTTTAAACTCTTCTTCATTAGGAGCTTCTGTTGCAATAGGACCATGAACATCTTCTAGACCCTCTTCATATTTTTCCAATACCGCTGAATCTTCAACGGATGGTTTAGAATCACTTTGAGAAATAGTCGATTTAAAACCTTCAGAGACTTCAACAGTACGATGAGCAGTAGCAAAGTTCTTCTCATGTTCATTAATTTGAACTGATTTAACTCTTACACGACCTTCAGTAGCCTTATCGATAAATGAATCAGCTTGATCAAGTACATAAGCAGCAAAGCGCTCACAACCAACACCATCTTGAAGAACAACCACTTTAGCAACACCAGCTTCATCGAGCAACTTAAGAAGATCAATCTGAGGATCATTAGCAGCTACAACCAACTTATGATCGAATGTATTCTCTAAGCTTTTCTTAAGGTCTTTAAGACCACCGAAGTCTGCTACCCAACCTTTATCATCAAGCTCATTAGTTTCAAATGTAACATCTGCTGTAAGACGATATCCATGAATATATTGACAATGACTATGAGTACTCTTCCACTGACGGAAGGCTGCACTACCTAACTCGATTACTTTGTTGCTTGTAAACTTCATTACAATTATATTATGGCGTAACCTCTCTTATAATCAACTACTTTATTTAAAATACTTACGTTTAACTATAATCTGCGAAGGTCCTAATGACGTTAGATATATTAGTATATTATAAAGACAAGCCAGATCTATAGTATTACAGATATATAGAGACCAGAACACTAGGTTCATTTACGCTCTCTACTATCATTTATTCGTCTGCAACCCGGAAATCAAGTGTTTCGGGGAAATAGTTGGAAAAAGTTGTATTTTTAGTAAATTACTGAGTAAACTGCTTGTCATAGATAGCATTTGCAACATCAATAAGACGTTCCATGTAGTCACTATTTCTAAGCTCCTTGAATGCAAGGTTACCAATTCCGAACTCTCCATTAGCTTCAAGGGAGTCTTTTCTCATCTTAGCTACCTTAGCTCTAAGTGCATCAGCAGCTTCAGCAAGCTCACCTAAATCATCACCTTCAGTCTGACTAAGAGTATGTTCAAGGTCAGCAATCTCACCTTTAAGTCTATCAGCCTTAGCTGCAACGTCTCTTTCATCTACTTCTGGCTCGTTATGCTCAGGCTCGCGAATCCATTTGTTATTGAGAATAGAGTATAGACCAGATGCTTTATGAGGCTCTTCTGTATCTTGAAAGTATAATTCAACATCATGACCACCCATCTTGATATCATGTCTAAGATTCCAAACGAAGCGTTTACCATCTAATGCTTTCTTTACAAGATCCTCATCATGGTTGATCTTTGCAAAGTCTAGAAGAACGTGAACATCAAGGTCGGAGAAGTCTGTATAGTTAAAGTTGGCCATAGAGCCAGTTAACTGAATATCATCTACAAGTTCATCTTTAACACCAGCACCTTCACATACATCCTTTGCAATAGTGAGCAGCTTCTCTCTAATTGTTTGATCAAAGTTTGCTGCAGCATCCCAAAATGCTGGGTGAAGAGTGTCGTTATAAAATTGACTCTCGAAGAATAGTTTAAAGTTTTTCATTTTACGTCAGCTTCTACGTTCTTGTCAGCAATGTTTTCCTGACTAACATCGATAAGAGCATCAAGATCATTCTGAATGAAGTCTTTACCAACAAGTATCTTATACAAGTTAGTAGAGCGATTACCGATTGAGAATCGGATGTTTGTATATTCCTTTTTACCAATAGTGAAGTCCAATTCAACTACTGGACGGCTCTCAATATTACCTGAGCCAACATTAATATCAATTTGATCAACCTTAGGAAGTAACAACTTACGACCATTTACAGTTGTGAAGAATACTTTATTACCCTGCTCTTGAATATCTTCACCATGAAGTACATTATAAGCACCGTTACCGCTATCTAATTTGGCTGGTACTTTACCAAGACCTTCAAAGTTAAAGAACTCAATGAGTCCGAGCACAGACTTCTCTTCAATAAACTGCAAAAATGATTTCATATTAGTGACTTTCGTGATCTTCAGGAGCGATGTCTGCGTGATCTTCTGCTTCAGCGTGGAAGTCATAATCAAGCTTATGGAAAACAGAACCAAGATAGTCAGCAGCTTTTGTAATCTTAGCAGCAGTCCAACCTTCAAGTGCGCTTGTCTCTTTCATCATAAGACCGAGAGCAAATGCATACTTCTCAATCTTGTAAAGTTCGGCAAGAGCCATCTTAACTTCAGAATCGTCATGGTGATTAATACGCTCAGCTTCAACTGACGGCTGAATAGATGGGGCAACGATTGCTGCACATGGCTCTTCAACCTCTTTAGATACTTCCAAGCTCTCTGGCTCTGGGTTCTTTGACATGTCAACCTCTTCTGGTGCAGCATGCTCAGCATCTTCACCGTCTTCACTACCAGCAAGTTTACTAATACCTTTGTCAGCAGCATCAATTGCTTTGTCAGCAATTGCTCCTACTGCTTTACCAGCAGCCTTAATACCTTCACCACCAACCTCAGCAGCAACATGTGCAGCTTCTTTACCAACCTCTTTAGCAACTGTACCGGCAGCCTTAAGACCTTTTTTAGCAACTTTACCGGCAAGCTTACCAGCACCAACAGCTACTTTACCAATACCACCAGCAAGTGCGCCAAGGGCTTCTTCTTGAACCTCTACCTTGCTATATGCTTCGGCAATGAGTTCTGCATCATTGAGTTTGGACTTCATGCATATATTTATGCCTGAAGCACTGCTTTTACAGCATCTTTATCAGTTTCTGATAACTCAGGTGGAGCAAAGTAGTTAACAGCCTCATCTAAGTCTTGTGCAATGAGTGCTCTTGTCTTTGTTCCGGAAATACCTTCTGCTTGAATAGGTATCTTAACCACTTGAACGAGTGGATACTTCTCAGGATTCTTCTCGAAGTAAGCATAACGCTTAACGTCTTCATCTTTAGCACCTGCACCAACGATGACTCTTTTATCTAAGTTCTCATCAGCAAAGTCATAAACAGTCTTAACAGGAGAGATAGGAGCAAGAACCACTTCAACTGGCTTACCAGCATACTTAGCATAGATCTCCCAGATAGCTTTTGACTGCTCAGCAGTAATACCATCTCGATCTTTATTACCAATAACTACAACACCACGATCTGCTTCTTCAAGCATATACATGAAAGCACCGAAGTGACCTTTTGTTGGTGGCTTATAACCACCAGGCATAAGAGCTACTGCTTCATGCTTCTGCTCTTGACCTTCGTAGTACTCTTTAAATGTTTTCATTACTTAGTAATTGGTGTGGATGACTGACCATCGCTGAAGTTAGCACGGCTGAATTCTAAACGATCAACAAGCTTAACTGCATCACCTGCTCTTGATACTGCTACATAACCTTCAGGAGCTGTAGTCTTAAGAGTACCATCACCGTTATCTAAGAAGTGCTTAGTGTTGTATACTGCGTTGTTATACTTGTTAACGAAAATTTGTTTAGCTTGAGCAAGCAACTTACTTACTTTGAAGATAGCAATGATGTTTTGCTCTTCAGCTTTGATCTCAGCCATCTTTTTATTGTATGCCTCAGTAGAGCGAATCTTACCAGCCTTGGATTTGAGCTTGGCAATAGCCTTTTCTTTACGACCATTGAACCATTCGAGGAAGCCTTTGTAGGAAGTCTCAGCATCCTCTAAGAACTTACCCTCTCTAATCTCAGAGTTAGCATAAATGTTGAGTAACTCTAGTGGAAGGTTCTTATAATTAACTTTAATCTTGTCAGCAAGCTTGAGATTATCTTTAATCTGCTTTGCTTCATCAATGTCAAGAGTAACTGTACCGGTAGTATCAGTGAAGACAGCATCATCAACCCATACACCAGGCACCTTCTTAAGGTTTTTAACTGAAATATTGTATTGAGGTGGTGAGTTTAGATCAGCATAACCAGTATGAAAGACGATTCCGAATACAGAGTTACCAATTTCCTTACCTAACTCAGAGTCAGCCTCAACAGCATAACGAATAGTATTAGGTTTGAATGTCAAATGCTTCTTGCCATCCTCCATCATTGGCTGTAAAGAAGAAGAATCAAACATAAAGTCACCTTGAAGGATGCCTTTAATACCTAACTTAGGAAGATACTTAAGAGCCTTCTTAAGTTTATCGGCAAGACCAGGGGCATGCCCATGATTCATCTCCACATCTGCATCAGTGTAGTTGATCTTTGGATCATTATTGAAAATTGACTTGGTTCCAACGAAGAAGCGACCTGTTTCAGGGTGCTTACCACAGAAAATAGCAGGAGCACCGTCCCATTTGACTGAAGTATTAACCTTTCTCTTGGATTTACCTTGAAGATGGCTAAGAAGATCAGCAACCATACCACGAGCAATACCATATCCACGCTCACCTTGTGTAAGAACAAGCTCTTCTAGGTGAGTCAAGTGCGTATTTGCTTTAGCTTCGTTAATTAATGTACGAGCTTGGTAGTAATCTTTGAAGTTCTTCATGTTCTATTTTAATTATAGCGGAGTTCCTTTAGCTCAGCTTGATTCTCGGTGATTTTGCAATGACTGTCTGTGATTTATATGAGCCACCCTCATAAACATCAATATTCAAGTCAAAAGATACTTCAGGAACGTCTTCTAACTGCTTGTAGATGGATGTAACTGATGGATTCTTCATATCGAAGATTGCCATTGTCATCTTATCATCATTACCAGCCGTAATGTAATCGAATCCAATCTTCTCCTGATAACAAACAAGAGCGATTGCACCAACTAAACGTTGGAAGTTATTGTAATTAGACTTAGGATTGAAGTCTGTAAAGTTATTTGATTGAAAGAAGTCACTCAACTGTGAAGTAATGTCAGATGCATCAGCATATGTTCTCATCTCTGAGAATACTTTAACATAATCTTCAACGTTAGCATCAGCTCCTAATAAAGAAGCTAGCTGACCTGGTAAGTTAGTACCATTATTATCACCCTTATCAATACCTTGCTGAATACGGTCAATCAATCTGTTAGGAAGAAGTTGATCAGGTGAAGCATTCAATGAACGATTGCTGAGAGGTTGGAAGTTACCTTTAGCAAGTTGAGTATTCATAAAGTCCTCAACATCCTTTGTATTGTCAAGTAAAGCATTAAGCTTACCATTGTTGAAAAGACTCTTAAGTTGATCAGCACCTTTAATAAACTGGTTGTATAAAGCTTGTGCTTGTTCTCTACCTTGTGACGTATAAGTGTTGATCAATTCAACGAGCTGATCTCTATAACCATTAAGTGTATTTGAATTAAGGTTAATGTAATCAGACTTAGCTTCAAGTCTATCTGTAATCTTGTTAATGTATCCATCACCACCGAGGATAGCACCAGAACCTTTATTAGGTCCATTTGTTTTAATCTCTACTTCACTACCATCCCACTGCAAGTCACCACTGCTACCTTTTTGCGCAGTACCAAATAAAGAGAAAGTAGACTCACCAAGACCAACACCGGTAGCAGCCTTTGGAATAACATTCAAGTGAACATTGTTAATGAAAACATTTAAGTCTTCATTTACAAACTCCTTTGGAAGCTTACTTGCAATGGCTTGAGTAAATTGAATGATTTGACCTACAGGTAGATCAGAAAGTTTAAGAAGGGATTCTTTATTAGCAGCAAGGTGCTCTGTTAACTCAACACCTTGATCATACTGAGAGTTAATTACAATCTCTTTATATTTGTTTTTTGGACCTACCTGTTTAGGACCTGTCCAGTCAGCCTTTTCGAAGATAGCATTAATGCTCTCATCAAGTGCGCCGCTTGATTTAACTTTAAGCTGACGTGAGAGAACTTTACCATACGAGTCATCAAGTGTAAAGGTTTCTTTCTTACCATCAGCATTGGTGATAACGACTTCAACCTCTTCATTGAGGATCTGTTTGTTGTAGATATCTTCTAATCTCATACCACCAATATAACGCTGTTCCTTTTAAACTTGAACGTCATCAAGAGCATCTTTAATCTCACCCTCACCAAGCTCAACTAAGTTACTAATTGCTGAAGCAACACCCTTCGGATCTTCATCGATCATAGCTTGAAGCTCTTTAGCTGTAGCAGCATCAGACTCACCAGGCACATGTAAGAAAGCTTTAACAAGAAGCTCAACAAGATACTTCTCACCTTCAGATGTCATCTCATCTTCTTGTGTTTCAAGAGCGTCAGCTGGCATTTCAGCTACGTCAGTTGCATCTGGTGCTTCTGTATCAGCTACCTCAAGTGAAGACTCACCAAGAAGCTTAGCATAGTGTTTAAATAGTTTTTCTGTTTTCATATTATTTGATTGCTTTCGCTACTTGATCGAGTTTCTTTGAAACGGCCTTGCCGATATTACTAATTGATGTGTCAATCTTCTTAACGCCACGAGAAGGTCTTGTTGGATCAGATGAAGCTTTAATCTTATTAGCAGTATCAAGTGCAACAGCTACTTGCTCCATATCCTTCATGTCAACTTCTTGATCTTCTACTTCAGGTACACCGCCTAATGTTGTAAGCTTTTCATTAAGCTCGTTAAGTTCGAGAAGCAATTCATCAACATCACCGTGGCCTTCTTCAAGAGCTGAAACTTTATCAGCAAAGCGGTGAAACTTATCAGCAAGGGGCTCTTGCTCTTCTCCGGGTGTATTTTCTTCTACAAGACTAAGAAACTTCGACATACTAATATTTAATGCAACAAGGAGAGTTTTACATTAATATCTTGAGTAAATTTCTTTTCGATCATAGTAAGATTGTTCTTCTTCAAGAACTCTTTAAACTTCTTCCATGATATCTTGCTTGTATCGATGGGAGTATAAGCTTCATACTCACGTTGTTCTACGATAAAGTCTTCAAAATTAATACTATTATAGATTATTTTTGATGGAAGCACCTTGAATATACGTTCAATAAGTACTTTCTCGATAGTATATTCCTCCTTTACCTCATAGTAGAAGCATTTCTTACGCTTAGACATCTGACAAATAATAAGAATCTGTTTCAGAATGAAGTGAGTACCAAGTTGATTCTTTTCCTTCTGTGAGATCTTATATAAATCATTCTCTGTAAGGAAATATTGATAATCTCTAAATGAATCATCGAGATACGGTGCAAGGTTAATGTATTCTACATTGTTCTCTATGTCAAAATAGCTCCTAAGCTCAGGCTTATTGCGATTTGTAGCACTATTTGACGACTGATCTAACATTTAAAAGAAGGTTAATGTAAAAATATATACTTTAGCAAGTAACTATACTATTATAACCTCCTTTTGCTATGAAAGCAACAACTTTGGGGGTTTTTTTGTAAACTTCACACGTCCTATGCGACAATTCATGATGCCATTGTAGTAATCCTCACGTAATAGAGCTTCAGCCTGGAACTGATACAGTGTTTCCATGTAAGCCAGCTCACTTTTAGTACCACAACTGTAAGTTATCTCAAATTTGAACTTATCTTTACCGTGTTTCTCAATATCAGCGTTTAATTTATCGGATGAGCCTGTATATGTCTTCCAATCTGACTCTCCAACGAAGATTCTCTTGCGCTTTTTACCTTTTAACGGAGGACGTTTGGTTCTTTTCTCGATCTGCTTCTTTCCAATATACTTTTTACCGTTTATCGTGTTGGTAATCAAGTAAACAAAGCCAAACGGAAGTTCTTCCCACTGTTCCTCACATGTCCAGTGGCCTAAATCCATTATGAGCCTTTCTTAACACAATTATTGACGCGCTTATCGCCTTTCATCTTAGTACCACGCTTCTCATAACCATCCCAGCACTTATCATCCAAGCGCTGTTCAGCTTCTTCAGGTTTTCTAACCTTCTTCTTCTTTTTCTTCTTCTTCTTAGGATCTACATCAGCACGTCTCTGTATCTTGCCCATAGGTTTAGCTAATCGAGTATCATTAGGGTCACCATAAACATGAGCACCCTGCATTTGATCTCCACCAGTTGAGCCAACACCAGCATCAGCAGCCGTCATATCTTCTTCAACTATCTTGTAGAAATACTTGGCAAACTTACTAGTTGACTTATCCATAAGAGTATTTATACTATTAATATGGAAATGCTCTTAAAGTTCATCGATGAGGTAGGTAAGGACCTTGTATTAGACGACTTTAACATAAAAGAACAAAGTATGCGCCTACCAGCACGTAAGCATTACTGGGTTGCTCAACTTATTAAGTCAAAGATTTCACGTAATGCTACTTTCGAGAAGAAGAAGGCTCTTAAGAAGAACATTACTAAAGAGGTAATTGCAACTTCACCAGTTAAGTTGTCACAGTCAGCAGCTGAACAAGCAGCAGAACGTCATGAGTCATTGGCTTCATTAACTGCTAAGATTAAAGAGCTTGATCTTGTAATTGAGTATTTAGAAAAGGTTGAGAAGACAATGTCGCAAATGGGATTCGATATTAAGAACATTGTTGAATTGCAGAAGATGGAACAACTATGATTCAGTTTGATGTAAAGAAAGCAACTCCAAAGCAACCTACTAAGCTTCTTATTAGGTGTTCTGATACTGAGTTGTTTGATACAATGCGAGAGCATTTTTCTGTAGAGAATACAGGAGCAAGATTTGCACGAGGTCGTGGGCGCTTTATGCCCAGGCGTAAGTATGTCATTACGCCATTAGGAGCTTGTGAACTGGGATTGTATTGGGAGGTTCGCCAATACTTAATTAAGAACCAGATAAACGAACCTATTGACATAACACCTGCACTTGCCAAGGCTCTTAAAGTAGGAACAGATACAGAAATTGTAACTGACTTTAAGTTTACTCTTCGTAATTATCAAGAAGAAGTAATTCAGAAGGCAATCAAACTTGGGACTGGCACATGTGTACTTGGTACTGGTGCTGGTAAGACATTTACTACAGCAGCTCTAATTGAGCAATTCTATAGAGCTAGTAATGACCCTGATACCTTCAAGTGTCTTATGCTTGTTCCTGACTTAGGTCTTGTTACTCAGACATTTGATGAGTTCTTGAATGTAGGCATTAACTATAAGTGTACTAAATGGACAGGAAAGACCAAGCCTGACTTCACCTCTAATGTAATCATTGCTAACATTGGCATTATTCAAAGTAGGTTTGAAGAGAATGATTGGTTAAGACACATTGACTTACTTATTGTTGATGAGTGTCACAAAATTACAGCAGGTAATAAAATTTCAAAGATAGTTCAGCAGATTAAAACTCCTAACAAGTTTGGATTTACTGGAACCCTTCCGGAAGATCAACTTAACAAATGGTCAATCATTGGCAAACTAGGACCAGTCATTTATGAAAAGAACTCTTATGAGCTTAGATTAGAAAACTTCCTCACCAATGTCAATGTTAAGATAATGAACATCAACTATAGCCCTAAACCACACTTTAGTGGTCCAACTGGCTATAGAGACGAACTTGAATACATTTATAATCATGATAGACGCAATACTATTATCCAATCCCTTGTTAGCAAGCTGCCTAATAATACTCTTATTATGGTTAATCACATTGCTCATGGTGAGATTGTAGAAGAGTACTTAAAAAAGATTGAAGGTAAGAGAGTTTACTTCATTCAAGGCTCAGTTGATGTTGAAGAGAGGGAAAGGATTAAACAGATCATGGAGACAGAAACTAATGTTGTAGTTATTGCCATTAGTGCAATCTTTGCAACAGGTGTTAACGTTAAGAATCTTCATAACATTATATTTGCATCTGGAGGTAAGAGTTTCATTCGAACTGTTCAGTCTATTGGTCGTGGCTTACGTAAGCATGACTCTAAATCTAAGCTAATCATCTTTGATATGTGTGATAAGCTCAACTATGGTCAAGCGCATTGCGAAAAGCGCATGGCCATTTATGATAAGGAGAAGATTCAGTACAAGGTCACAGAAATTAGTTGATCTTCCTGAACTGTAGGCTATAATTAGGTAGAATGTCAAAAACACCTAAAGAAGAATATTATATTAAGCCAAAGGAGTTCAAGGCGAGTCTACAGAAGTACTATGACTCCGACGTCTTGACTGATGACTTGGCTGAAAATATTAAAAAGATTGCTTATGGCTTGAGCTATAACGGATCTTTTATTAACTATTCTTATAAAGACGATATGATCGGCGATGCATTGATTAAGATGTATGCTGCCCTTAAATATAAGAAGTATAAGTTTGAGACTAAGTCTAACCCCTTCTCCTACTTCACTACTATTGCTTACCACGCTTTCATTAACCGTATTAAGAAAGAGAAGAAGCACCACGCAACAATTACCTCCTATAAGGAGCAGGTTTATGAATCTTACATGAGTGATCCAAATAACACTCACGGTAATGTTTATGTGAAGCCAGTTGACGATGATTCCCAGTATTAAAAAGCCTAAGGTTGCTATCTTTAGTGACCTTCACCTTGGAGTTCATTCGAACTGCACTAAATGGCATCAGTATGCTCTTGAATGGGCTGACTGGTTTGTCGAAGAGTGTAAGTCGAAAGGCATTGAGGATATTATCTTTGCTGGTGATTGGCATCATAACCGTTCTGAGATTTCTGTTAACACTCTTCAAGTGAGTGCAGAGATCTTAGATAAGATGGCTGACTTCAACCTTATTGCTATTTGTGGTAACCATGATATCTATTACAAGCATAGAACAGATGTTAACTCATTGTCTATCTTTAAGAATAGAAAAAATGTAACCATCTTAGAGACTTATCAGACATTAGAAGCCTTTGATAAGAAGATTTCTCTATGTCCATGGAATACACCTACTAAAGTAATTGAAGACTCAGATGTTATCTTTGGTCACTTTGAAGTTGAGACCTTTAAGATGACTGGTTTCAAGCTTTGTGAAGAGGGTGTTAAGGTAAAAGACCTTCTTAAGAAGGCTCCTCTCACTATTAGTGGTCACTTCCATACAAGACATGAAAAGCAGTTCGGTGCTGGTACTATCTTGTATTGTGGTAATCCATTCCAGATGGATTTCGGTGATGCAGGTAACTCTAAAGGTTATCATATCTTAGATCTTGACTCTATGGAGTATGAGTTCTTTGAGAATACAGTTTCCCCTCGCTATGAGA